GTCAAAAGACACTACAAAAGAAAGCATCAGCACTTGATCGTGTAAATGTTAGAAGGTTATTAATTGCACTTAAGAGCTACATTGGACAAGTTGCTAACAACTTAGTATTTGAACAAAATACAGCAGCTACAAGAAATAATTTCTTAGCCCAAGTAAACCCATATATGGAAAGTGTACAACAAAGACAAGGTGTTTACGCCTTTAAGGTAGTAATGGACGCTTCAAACAACACTCCTGATGTAATCGATAGAAATCAGATGGTAGGCCAGATTTTCTTACAGCCAACTAGAACAGCAGAATTCATAATTCTCGATTTCAACGTATTACCAACAGGAGCTGAGTTCCCAGCATAATAGAAATTAGAAATTGTAATATTTATAATAAAACACGACAATGGCAGTATTAGATCCCAACGAAATATTTTTCACCCCGTTTGAACCAAAACAACAAAATAGATTTGTTTTGTATGTAGATGGATTCCCCGCTTACCTTATCAAAGGATTAGGAGCAGTAAAAGTCACACAAGGTACAGTTGAATTAAATCACATTAATGTTCAAAGATTTGTAAAAGGCAAAACTAAATGGGACCCAATCTCAATGACATTATTTGATGCAATTACTCCTTCTGGAGCTCAATCAGTAATGGAATGGGTAAGGCTACACCACGAATCAGTAACCGGTAGAGATGGTTATTCTGATTTCTACAAAAAGGATATGACAGTAAATGTCTTAGGTCCTGTAGGTGATGTAGTTTCAGAATGGATTATCAAAGGTGCTTTAATTACTGACGCATCATTTGGTGAATATAATTACGATAATGAAGGTGCTGTTGAAATCTCAATGACAGTACAACCTGACTATTGTGTGTTAAATTTCTAATACAAGTTAAATATTATAAAAGAAAGGCGTACTTTGGTACGTCTTTTTTGTTCTATTATATATTTATATCAAACAAATAAAGTTATTAATAAATGAGTGAATTAAAATTTCCAACCGAAATGGTTGAGTTGCCTTCAAAAGGCTTAGTTTATCCTGAGGATAATCCTCTTTCAAGTGGTAAAATAGAAATGAAATATATGACGGCTAAGGAAGAAGATATTCTTACTAACCAAAACTATATTAACAATGGAACTGTAATTGATGAATTGTTAAAATCCTTAATTATAACTAAAATTAATTATAATGATTTAATTGTAGGAGACAAAAATGCTATTATGGTAGCGGCACGTGTTTTAGGCTATGGTAAAGATTATAATTTTACATATAATAATAAGGAACACGTAGTCGACCTTTCCCAATTAGATAGTAAAGAGGTTAATGAAAAAAACTTTACTAAAGGAAAAAATGAATTTTCTTTTACCCTTCCTACATCCGGAACTTTAATTACTTATAAATTACTAACTCATGGAGATGATAAAAAAATAAATAGTGAAATTAAGGGTTTAAAAAAACTAAATAAATTAGCTTCACCTGAATTATCAACTAGACTAAAACACATGATTCTCTCAGTAAATGGTGATACTGAAAAAAAATCAGTAAGAGAATTTGTTGACAATTATTTCTTAGCTAAAGATTCTAGAGCATTTAGGGAACATATTAAAGCTACCCAACCAGACATAAATTTAAAATTCGAAATCGAGGGACCAGATGGTGATGTCAAGGATATTGACATTCCTATCGGCATCACGTTTTTTTGGCCTGACGTCTGAATATAGAAAACAGTTATTTTCTCATATTCATGAAATAGTTTTTCATGGTAAGGGTGGGTATGATTATTATACAATATATAATATGCCCATATGGTTAAGAAATTTTACTTTCCAACAGATTAATGAACATTACCAAAAAGAAAAGGAGGCTTATGATAAATCGAATTCTAAGGGAAGCACTGTGATAGATAGAAGTGGTATTATAAAAAAACCACCATCTTCAAGTAAAGAATCAAAACCCAAACGGGTAACATATTAAAATTAAAGGGGATACAATTTCGTATCCCCTTAATATTTATAACAAAGATTAACTAATGGCTGTAGGAGATAATATTAAGAAAAATATTCAAGAACAAAAAAAGTTCAATGAAACTGTCAACGACGGTAATAAAGCTATTAATGAAGGTGTACTTGCTTATAGGGAATATGAAGATTTATTTAGATCAATTCAAGGAGAATTAGGCAAAAAAACCAACCAAATTAAAAATGCTACTAAGTCCTATGACCAGTTAATTTCAGCTACTTCTCAATTAAAATTAAATGAAGAGGAAATAACTAGACTTTCGGATAAACAAATCCAACAAAACGAAGATAAAGCAAAGGCAGCACTTGCAGATTTAAAACATTCCGCTAGTTTATTATCTATTGAAAAAAATCTCTTAATCCAAGACGCAAAAGGTAATGTTTTACAGGATGAAGCTTTAGAAAACAGAATTAAAGAATTAATCATTGCTGGTAACCTTACAAAAGAAGAAGCAGCCTTATTAAGAGCAAAAGCAACAAACTTCGAACTTGAAGAAGAAATGGTTGCTAAAGCTGGGCAAGATGTTGAAACAAGAAAAAAATTAAACGAGGCATTAGGAATAACAGGAAATTCATTAAAAGGATTAAATGAATTAGCTGGCAATTTTTCGGGCGCTTTTGGCTTAGACGAAGTCCAAAAGGACATGGAAAAGTTTGCTGAAGATGCTATCAAATCCGGTAAAAGTGTTTCTCGACTACAAACCTTAGGAGTAGGTGTCGCATCGGCATTTGGTCAGTTAGGAAAAACTTTAACAGATCCTGCTGTTATTATAGGAAGCATTGTTAAAACCTTTGGGAAATTTGAAGCAGCTAATAAAGAAGTTAGGCAACTAACAGGTCAAACTGCTGATAATTATTCGTCATTCAACACATCAGCTACTTCAGCAATTGACCAAGTTAAAACTATAGGATCTTTATCTAAAGAAATTGGTATTAATGTAAATGCTGCTTTTAGTCCTGATACCATCCTAGCCGCTACTGAAATGACTGAATTATTAGGAGTAGGAGCTGCTGAATCAGCCCAGCTTGCTATGAATGCCGAAGCTTTTGGTCAAGATTTATCATCCTTCCCAGAAGCAGCAGAAAATGTAACAAAAGAATTTGCATTATCTGGAAAAGGAGCCCTTAATATGGGTGATGTCTTAAAAGAAGCAGGAAGCGCCTCAGGAGCCTTATCTTTAAGTCTTAAAGGAAACCCTGACGCTCTAGTAAAAGCAGCAGCAGGTGCTAAAGCTTTAGGTATAAATCTCCAACAAGCTGAAGCTATTGCTGACAGTTTACTTGATTTCCAGTCTTCCATTGAAGCTGAAATGGAAGCTGAACTTTTAACAGGTAAACAAATCAATTTAGAAAAAGCTCGGATGGCTGCTCTAAATAATGATATGGCTACTTTAACAGAGGAAATAGCTAATAATACTGAAATCCAAGCAGCATTTTCTTCAGGAAATAGAATTCAACAAGCCGCAATTGCTAAATCTTTAGGTATGTCTAAAGATCAGGTTGCTAAAATGATTGTATTGAAAAAAATTGAGGGAGGGATGACTGCTGAACAGGCGGCGAAAGCTGCTGATATTAGTATTGAAGAAGCAAAACGCCTTTCAGTCCAAGATTCTATTAATAAATCAATAGAAAAAATGACTGCAGCTTTTGCCCCTTTATTAGATGTTGTAGCCAAGCTATTGTCTAGTAAAGGAGGTATGATTGCTCTTCAGGGGATTATAGGGCTTTTAGTTGCAGGTAAAGCTGTAAGTGGTGCAGCTTCACTAAGTAAGTCTTTTAAGGATATGAAAAATGACCTCCAAGATATGGGAAAATTCTTAGGAGGTAAAGGAAAACAATTAGTAAGTTTTCTTAAAGGAGATAAAATAGGAGATATAACTAAAGACGCTCAAGGAAAATTTAGAGATGCTAAAGGCAGATTTGCTAAAAATCCAATGGCTAAGACAATGGATAAAGGAGCAGAAGTTACTGGTAAAATCAAAAAGAAGACTGAAGGTGCAGGAGATAAAGGCCCTGGTGGGTTTTTAAAATCGTTAGGGGATGGGTTAGCTTCCATAGGAAAGAAATTTGCTGATGTGGTTAAAGGTGGTTTAGCATTAGGTATTGTAGGTGTTATCTTAGGTGGTTCATTTGCTTTAGCCATGAAAATGGTCGAAAACGTAGACCCAGTACAGATGATAGCATTTTCTGCGGCATTAGCTATATTTGGAGCTACCGCAGCTATAATAGGTAAATTAGGATCCCAAGTAATGCAAGGAGCTGCTGCTTTATTAGTAATGGGATTAGCCTTAGTTCCTGCAGCATTTGCCTTTAGCTTACTAGAAGGATTAGATACAAATGCTCTTATAGCATTTTCAATAGCATTACCTTTACTAGCACTAGCAGCAGCCGGATTAGGGTTTATTGCCCCTTTTATTTTAGCAGGATCGGTAGCAATTGCTGCTTTAGGGCTCGCTCTAATCCCAGCTGCAATAGGATTTAACATGATTCAAGGTTTAGATATAGAATCTATCATTTCATTTGCCTCAGGGATAGGAACATTAGCTACTACAGCAGCTCTTATGGGATTAGGTGCCCCCCTTATATTACTTGGTTCTGTTGCTTTAGCTGCTTTAGGAGTAGCAATGATTCCTTTAGCTATGGGATTTGAAAAAATGGCGGGTGCTAACACTGAAGGTTTAGTGACCAGTATAGCTCAATTTGCTGCTTTAGCCCCCGGGCTAACTGCTACTGCTGCTGCTTTATTTGCTGTAGCCGGGGGATTAGGAGCTATGGCATTAGCAGGTATAGCAGCCCTCCCAGTAATGACTGGTTTAGCAGGTTTAGGAACAGTTGCTACTGGTATATCCTCAATTTTCGGAGGAGACGAAGAAGGAGGTGAAGAAGCTACCCCTAAAAATAGTGACAATACTATTTTAGCAGAAAAATTAGATCAAATGAATGTTACATTAAATGCTATTTTAAATAAAGAAGGCACGGTTACATTAGACAGCACAAAAGTAGGAACTGCTTTAACCGTAGGATCCTATAAATTACAATAATTTTTAATATTTATAACAAAATAACAACTATGTCAATTTTAAATTCTTTTACTGCCAACGGATCTATTCTCTCAAATTTGAATGGTCAACAAGGCCCCCAACCAGATTTCGCACAATCTAAATTACATGATGAGTATTCTATAAATGGTGACCCATTTGTAAAACAACAACCATCACCATCAACATTAAGCCTTAAAGGTATCACACCTCCAGGAGCTTACAAAAACAATGCTCCTGAAGGTCGATCATTCTAATAGATGCCTTTAGTAGACCTCAAAACTAATCTAAAATCCCTAAAATATGGGAATGACAGGTTAGGTAATGGAAGTAGTAGAGAACCCTTTATTACTGAACCTATACCTGAAGGGGATACCCCTGGGGCTTCTACAGACTTTCTCCTTAGACAAGGAGCTATCAGAAATAGTGGTCAAGATACTTCAAGATTAACACAACTTCTTTTTTCAACTACTAGAGGATTTTTATTTACTACAGGTAATAATCTTCTTTCTAGAACATCTGTAAAAACAGAAGCTACTAGAGGCTCTGCTTATGCTGGAGGTACTCTTAACCAAGGAGTCTACTTACCTACCTCAACAATCGCCCAATCATTAGCAGGTTTTTCAGGTACTCACCTAAATTTATTAGGAATTAATCCTACTTCACCCACAGCAGGAGTTGTTGAAGGAGATTTATTCCCTGATGGGGGCCTCATCAGATATAGTAATGCTGTAAAATTAAATGAAAGTATTAACGAAAACCGATTAGTAGAATTATTTGATAGTAAGATTTTAGGTAAAAGGCCTTCTGTGGTTTCTTTAGTTTCTCAAGACCCCTTAGAAATACTATCTTATGGGGGAGGTCCTGGATCAGTATTAGGTATAGGTGAAACCAAAATAAAAAGAACAACTAATACTACAGGTATTAATGAGTATGGTAATCCCGAAGGGGGGTATAAAAAACTAGCTCAAACAAAAGCTAGTAATGCTAAAACATCTTTAGATTTAAGTAATTTATTAGGAGTTTCTAATGATTATTTTACATATTCTGAAATAAGCAACATATTAATCCCAGATCCTGACCCTGAAATTTTAGGTATAAATCCTGAAAATGGGTCTCAATTAAAAAGATTTGGTCCTCAAGATGATAATAAGACATTAAGTACACTAGAAGATAGTGGAAGTCTTGTTAAGATTTCTAAAGAAAACTCTAAAGTTAAAGTAGCAGACGCTAAAACAACTTTTAACCAAAATAACCCTTCAGGATCTTTAGATACCATTACGTATGGTGTTGCTAGTGATAACAAAACAGTAACTCTTGACACAGCATATCTTGGACCTACTACATCGGGTTCATATTCTACTATTAATAAAAGCAGAACCTACAACCTTAACCCAGATTTTCAACGCAATAGGTATGGAAATCCTGGGCTAGCAATAAGTAAAAAACAGTACACTTATACTGGTGATAAATTTAATGCTACCAATACTAATAAGCTAAATACTTCTACAGTAAATGAAAAGCCTGATAATGATCAATTATTTAAATTTTATTTAAATTTAGTTGACCCTCAATCTCCTGGAGCAAAAAATTATTTATATTGGCAAGCATATGTTGACAATTTTAATGATCAAGTAGGAGCTAACTATGATGAATTTACTTACACAGGTAGAGGTTATCCTTCATTTCGCTATAAAGGATTTACTAGGGCAATTAATTTAGACTTTACCATTGTAGCTACATCACCTGATCAAATAGTTCCTATTTATAAAAAATTAAATACATTAATTCAAAATTTGGCCCCAAACTATAGTAGTACTGGTTATATACGTGGTAATTTTGTTAAATTAACATTTGGAGATTATCTTACTAACGTCCCCGGAATCATTAAGGGTTTTTCAATAAACCCAATATTTGACGCTGGTTTTGATATAGGAGGAACAGAAGAAGAAAAATTAAAAAATATTACATCCGGGAAACAATTACCAAAAGCATTAAAAATAAGTGGATTTAACTTTGTCCCAATTACTAGTAATGATAATAAATTAGTAAGTAGTGATAGTCAATTTTTTGGAGGAAAGGATAACCTTTTAAGTTAAGATAATGGATAGATATAACAACATACCCATACTTCGTACTCCTGCTGGAAAGAGATACAAGGCTAATACCAAATATCCTGAAATTCCTTTTAACAATAATGACATATACGTTATAGCAGAACAAGGAGATAGGTTTGACTCATTAGCTTTTCAATATTATGGAGACACAAGTTTGTGGTGGATAATCCCTGCAGCAAACCCTCGTTTTAAACCAAACAGCATCTACCCAGAACGAGGACACCAAATAAGAATCCCTGCTAATGTGTCAGGTATTATAGAAGCGTATAATGTTTTAAATCAATAAGTTATGGGAAAAATCGTTGGAGAAGTTTTTGAAGATTATGTTCAAAACCAAATTACTGTTAGACAGAATAAGTTAGGCAATACAACATATGATGATGATCTTCTTACATATACTACAAGTAAAGATAGTTGGCTCAGATTATCTTCAGCAGTAAATGTAAGCGAAGATAAATTATCAGAACTGCCTAATATCCCTTCTAGTATCACCCCAGAAAATGGATTAGCAGAAAGTTATGTTTTATTTGGAGGTGCTAATAATATTACTAAATCTTCTAAACCTAAAGGAGGCCTTATAAATACTTACACTGATTCAATACTAGCTAATGCTTCATATGGGTTTGATTCAACTGCTACATATGGTCTTACTCCTTTACCTGGGATAACTTCTTTTAATATTAAACCCAAAAATAACGGTTCTATAGTAGAAGGTGAAATAAAAATTAAATGTTATAATATTCAACAATTTGATCATATTGAGTCCCTTTATTTAAGGCTAGGATACACTTTATTATTAGAATGGGGGCACACAATTTATTACACTAATAATGGTACTTTAGAAACCCAAATTACGGATAATACAGACAGTGTATTGCGACAATTTATTAAAGGTGAAAAAGGAACCGACCCTGATCCACAATCCCATATTTTAAAAGAAATATCAAAGGCCAGGGAAAAAGCATCAGGTAATTATGATGCTATACTAGGTAGAGTAACAAATTTTGATTGGAATGTAACCCCAACAGGAGAATATGAAATCTCCATTTCAGTTATCTCCCCAGGATCCGTAATAGAATCTTTATCAATATCTACTGTTCTCCCTAATTTTAAACTTAAAGAAGAAAAAGAAGGGGAAGACAATACAGGAATAGTAGACCCTATAGAATCAACTACTATAGGAAGAATTTTAGCAAGTTTTAAAAAATCATTAAATGAAGATGCTTCATGGGTTGGAAGAAACACAGTAGGTTTAACAGAAACCCCTTTAGGAAAAGTTGATGAAAATCGTACTGAATCTTTAGATGGGTATAATTTCCAATATTATCTCCTCCCAAAACCTCTTACAAATGAAAATGTTAAACTTAATGTTAAACTTTCTGTAGGATATTATACTAACCCCATTCCAAAAAATATACCTAATAGAGAAATAGTTTCTATAGAACCTTATTCTTATGATTCTGAATCTGGAGATGATGAATCTGATAGAGTATTTTACATAAAATTTGGAGCTTTATTAAGAATAATTCAAAACTTCCTTTTATTATATAATACCACAGAACCCAATAATCCCCCTATAATATCAATAGATTGGGATTATGATGATAATAAATGTTTCCTCCCTATAGATAACTTATTTTCTTCAAACCCTTCTATTTGTGCTATCCCTTCTCGCTTTAAAAATTCATTTGAACAAAAAGGTTGGTTTTCCGGAACTAATACTAGAAAAATAAGTTTTACTGCTCTTAATAATGTATTAGGAACAGATTTTTTTGGGGAAGATAATTATACTTATAATTTTATGCACATTTATCTAGGTATAGATAATCTTTATTCTATTCTTAGAAATAATATAAATAGTGAAGGAGACCTTGCTTTAATAGATTTTTTAACAGCTATATGCACTGGGATTAATTCTTCTTTATCTAATCAAACAGAATTTTCCCCTTTTGTAGATACTGATACTAACGTATTACATATAGTTAATAAAAGAAATTCTGATAAAATTTTAAAAATTCCCTCAACTCCCTCAAAATTCCAAATTGGTTATTTACATAATAATGGTAGTGAGGGTTTAGCAGGGATTGAAGTTGGTAGTTTTGTAAAAGATGTATCAATTAAATCTACAATTCCTCCTAATTTTGCTACTCAAATAGCTATAGGAGCACAAGCTAATAGTGAGAATGCACCCTCAACTAATTCCCAACCTTTTACAAATTGGAATAAAGGATATACTGACAGAATTGCTTTAAAGAAAAATTACCCCCAACCTCTAACCTCAGCTTCCCAAGCTGAAAGAGATTCAAAAGCAGATGCCCTTGAAAATACTACATACAATGCTAATGAAGCCGCTTATCTCTATTCTAACTTTGTATATGATGAAGATTTTACAAAACTATCAACAGATGTAAATGAATATTTCAAAACTGATGCAGAGGATAAAATAAGTAAAGACCCAGAATTTACAACACCTATTTTAATTCCTATTTCATTATCTCTTACCTTAGATGGTCTTTCTGGAATGAAAATTTTCCAAAAGTATACTATCACAGATAAGTTTTTACCTAAAAGTTATAGAGATAATATTGAATTTATTGTTAAAGGTATTAATCATACTATTGATAGTAATGGGTGGATAACAAATCTTGAAGGACAATTTATGCCTAAAGCAAAAAAAAATAATTCTTAATCTATATTTATTGATATGCCATATATTCCTAAAAGTAGAATACAATCCAATTTATATACTGCTGGGAAAGACTATGTAATCAAAAATACCTTAGAACCCTATACAGGATATTACTATAAAATTTATACGGGTCAAATCTTTACAGGTAAAAACCCTGATGATAAACCTAATTTTCCTTTAATTCCTCCTCCTAACCAACCCGTTCAGATAAATCAAACCCAAGTTTTTATTAAAGATAATCTTGCAAATGAAAACTATAAAGCTTTAAAAGGGATTACTGGAAATAATTTAAGAAATAATCCTCAATTATTTTTCACTCAACCTACTGAATCCGATTATCAATTAGGTGAATTTAGAAGATATTTCTGTAAAAAGAAAAATGAATTTATATACATCGAAATATCTAAATCAGACTACGATAATCTAGCCCAGAAAAACCCAACAATTAATTTCCAAATGTGGGATCCTTTTAATATTTCTTGGACGTTAACTGGAGAAGAAAAACAAGTTTATTATATTAACCGTAATATAGTCCTTTTAAAGGAAAAAAATGAAAAGTATTACGGTTTAGGGAAATATCTTCAAGAAAAGTATTTAAGGTACTATAAGCCTTGAATATTTATAACGAAGAACCACTAGTTTATGGCACAAAAATTTATTATAGATAGAAACTTAGGAGCATTTTGTATTCCTTACAAGTTATCAAGTACCTCTACGGTTCCTGTTTCTGGAAGAATAAGTTTATATAACAGCCTAAAAGTATCAAACGTTAATAGAATTGATATAAACAAATCAGATCTATCTCAAAACGACTTATCGAATTATTTAATTACTAGCAATAAGGGCACTATAACACTATATAGTAAAGAATTCCCTACTAGCTATGCAATATTTGCTTATACATCTATAATAAATAATCCTAAATATGTAACTTTTATACTTACACCCGGGGCAATTGCTAAATCTGAAAATATCCCATTCTCATTAGGAGAAGAGATATGTTTAATGTTGGATTATAACGATGGAACTGGGGGGCCTGGTGGAACATCGGGTACATCTGGAACTTCAGGTAATGGTACTTCGGGTACTTCTGGTACTAGTGGAAAAGATGGTACTGATGGTACATCAGGTACTAGTGGTACTAGTGGTACTGGAGGTGATTCAGGTTCATCAGGTACCTCAGGATCTTCAGGTTCTAGTGGTACTTCAGGTTCATCAGGTTCTTCAGGTACTTCAGGATCTAGTGGTTCATCAGGTACTAGCGGTTCATCAGGTTCAAGTGGTACTTCAGGCTCATCAGGCTCATCAGGTACATCCGGATCTAGTGGTTCATCAGGTACCTCAGGATCTTCAGGTTCTAGTGGTACTTCAGGTTCATCAGGTTCTTCAGGTACTTCAGGATCTAGTGGTTCATCAGGTACTAGTGGTTCATCCGGTACTTCAGGATCAAGCGGTACTTCAGGTTCATCAGGTTCTTCAGGTACTTCAGGATCTAGTGGTTCATCAGGTACTAGCGGTTTATCAGGTTCAAGTGGTACTTCAGGCTCATCAGGCTCATCAGGTACATCCGGATCTAGTGGTTCATCAGGTACCTCAGGATCTTCAGGTTCTAGTGGTACTTCAGGTTCATCAGGTTCTTCAGGTACTTCAGGATCTAGTGGTTCATCAGGTACTAGCGGTTCATCAGGTTCAAGTGGTACTTCAG